TTCGCGCAGGGCAACACCGTCAACCCCAACCTCGACGCCAACCGCGCCGGCGGCGCGACCGGATCGAACATCACCGACCGCGACCCGGCGTTTACGGTGACCGTCGACGCGATCCACGGCGGCTTCGACTGGGAGGCGATCCGCAATAGCGGGCAGACGATGCGCGTCGGCTTCGTCCTCGGCACGACGGCCGGAAACGTGATGACGATCGTCGCGCCGGTCTGCCAGGTCACCGAGGTCCAGCTCGGCGACTCGGACGGCATCGCGACATTCGACGTGACCATCCGGCCTCGCCGCATCAACGAATCCGGCGACGACGAGATCTACTTCACGCAGATCTAATCTGCGAGACTCCCTCCATGCCCATCGCACGCAGCACGAAAGAGACCTTCGACTTCGTCGTGACGAACGACCGGTCGCTTCCCAAAACGCAGCAGACGACGTTTCACCTCCGGCGCCTGCCGACGGTCATCATGCTCCGACTGCGCGATCTCCGCGAAGGCGAGGACGCTGCAATCGGCTCATGGATGACCGTCGCGCTCCGCGCCGGCATTGCCGGCTGGACTAACTTCCTCGACGCAGACGGGGCGCAGGTCCCGTTCGCGCTCGACGCATCGCCGGCGACGGTCTGCGGCATCGGTCTTCCGGTCTCCGCTAGCGAGGCCTCGGTCAATCGACTCGGCGTCGAAGACGCGACCGAGATCGCGCTCGCGATCATGCGCGGCAACGAGCTCACCACCGACGACGTAAAAAACTGATCCTGGCCGCCGTCGTCGCGCTCGCGCCGCGCGGCTCTGGATTCGAAATGACATGCACGACATGCAGGCACGACCAGGCGAAACGACGCGAGTGGGGATGCGACGCGGCAACCCCCGAGCCGATCGCATGGATCGACCCTTGCCCGTTCTGCGGCGGTCGCGACGACGCATGCACGCACTGCGAAGGGACGAATCGCGTGGGCGTGCATCGCTGCCCGAACGCGCTCGTCTCGCAGCGCGAGCTGCATGCGATCACTGCGGCGGCTCTCGTCGAGAATGGTGTCATGCCGGACGTCGGCGGATGGCAGGACCAGGCCGCGACCTTCACGCAGGCCTGGCCGCTCATCATGCAGGAGATCGAACACTGGCGCGGCGTCCATCGACGCATGGCGCAGCAGCAGGCCAAAAAGTGAGGAGCCGAGACCATGGCACGATCTGAAAAGCGCACCCTCTCGATCGAGGCTCGGCTCAAAAACTACATCAAGGGCGACCTCAACGCGCTCGAGCGCGGCATCGGCCGATTCGCGCTAGTGTCCGTGCGCTCGTTCCAGAACCTCAAGGGCGCGCTATTCAACGTCAAGAGCGCCGTCGCCGGCGTCGGTCTCGCGTTCGGCGCGATCAAGTTCGCGCAGTTCGCGCGCGAGACCGCCGAGCAGGCCGACGACCTGCGCGACCTCGCGACCGCGACAGGCGACCTCGTCGAGAACCTTTCCGAGCTGCAGGCCGCGTTCAAGCTGTCGGGCATCAACGGCGATGCCTTCGAAGGCACGGTCCTCGCGCTCGCGAAAGCGCAGCGCCAGGCGCTCGACGGCAACCAGCAGGTCGCCGCCGGCTTCAAGGATCTCGGCATCACGCTCGACGAGCTGCGCAACCTGGCGCCGGCGGCGCTATTCGAGCAAATGTCCGCCGGCCTCGAGCAATACAACACCGAGCAGGACAAGGCCGTCGCGCTCGGCAAGGTCGTCCCGAAGCAGTTCCTTGAGCTCCTGCCGGCAATCGGGCAGGGCGTCGCAGAGTTCCAGCAGAACATCGCCGACGTCCGACAGGTCGGCGCGACGCTGACCGAGGAGCAGGCCACCTCCGCGGCCGCCGTGACCGAGGCGCTCGACAAGCTGGGCATCGCAACGGACTCCGTCGGCCGCTCTCTGCTGCAGGCCTTCGGGCCGGAGGTCGCAGGATACCTCGACGGACTGGCGCGGCTCATCGCGAACAACCGCGACGCGATCGCGGACTTCGCGAAAGCAATCGGCACGCTCGTCGTCAAGGCGGTCGGCGCGGCGGTCGACGCGATCATCGGACTCATCGACCTCATCGACGAGATCCCCGGCGTGAACCTGCTCTCGGAAGAGGACAAGCGCAGGATCGAGGAGGTCGACGCGCTGCTCGGTCGACTCTACGACAAGCAACGACGCCTAAGCGTGGTTCTCGGACCGACAGGCGCCGGCATGCGGCGAGGCCGCGACGTCCAAGACATCCGCGACGAGCTCGCCGAAACGCAGCAGACGATCCTGCTGCAGGAGCAGGCAAAGCGGCAGCTCGAGCAAACCGGCTCGGTCGCGCAGAGACTTCGCGACGTCAAGCGCGAGATCGCGGAGCAAAGCGCGGCGGCCGCAGACGCTATTCGCCGCGAGGCCGAGGCGACGAGGCAGGTCGCGCAGCAGCAGGCCGCGGCGCCGGCAAACAACCCACAACAGAACGGCATCCCGGCGCTAGGTCTGCCGTCGCTGTCAAAACTGGCCGACTACGCGCGCCAGGTCGGCTCGCAGCTCTCGTCGGTCTTCCGTTCGACCAGAGGACAGCAAGCGCCGACCGTCTCGCGCGACGACGCTTTGGCTACCCAGAAGGAAACGCTCGCCGTGCAGCAGCAGATTGCCGCACTACGCGAGAACGAGCAAGCTCTGCGCAACCTGGCCGTCGAGGCCGAGAAGCTGCAGCTTGAGGAGATCTTCAACGAGGGCAAGATCTCGGCGGAGGAATACGCCGAGGTCCTCGCGCTGCTCAACAACCGGCAAGAGAAGCTCAAACAGCTCGTCACCGGAGGCGACTTCTGGGGCGGCTTCCAAGAGGGCGCGCGCGAATCGGTCCGCCAACTCACGGACCTCACGGCCGCCGGCAAAGAGGCCGGCGCGCAGCTCGTCAACAGCATCGGCGACGGACTCACCGACGCTTTCACGGACATAATCACGGGCACAAAGAGCGCCGCGCAGGCCTTCCGCGACTTCGCAATCACGGTCCTGCAAGAGATCGCGCGCATCGCCGCGAAGCTGCTCGCGACGAAGATCGTCTCGTCGCTTTTCGGCGGTCCTGCAATGGAGACCGGCGGCATCCTGCCGGGCAACGTGACAAGCACGGCGCCCGTCAAGGCCTTCGCTCGCGGCGGCATCGCTCGCCGGCCGACGATGGCGCTCTTCGGCGAAGGCAATACCGCCGAGGCCTTCGTCCCGCTGCCGGACAACCGCAGCATCCCGGTCTCCTTCGTTGGCGGCGGCGCGCAGACTGGCACGCAGGTCTCGATCAACATCCAGGCGATGGATTCTCGCGACGTGCAGCGCGCTCTGCTTGAGCAGCAAAGCACGCTCCGCGGCATCTTCACGAACACGATGGAGACGCGCTCAAGCTTCCGCTCCGCAATCCAAAGGGCGGCGAGCTGATGCCGACCCGCTACGGCGACGTCTACGTCGACGGCTCGACTTCGACCGTGACCGCGCTCGCGCCGGACCCTGGGCGTCTGGCCGCTAACTTCCAGCGCATCGCCACCCTGCCGCATTTGACGATGCCGACGGGCGCGAGGTCCTATGCGATCTTCGTGCGAGGGCAGATCCACAACATCCGCAACGCGACCGCGACGCCGGCTTGGACTCGCGGCATGGTCGAGATCTGCCTCGGCACTACGGCCGGGCAGGTCGCCACGAGCGACCTAGTGCAGGTCATGCTCGAGCCTGCGGTCGGTCCGCGGACCTCGATCCCGTTCGAGCTCCTCCTCGTCACCGATGCGGCGAACGAATGGGGCGCGACTCTTTCGATATCGAGCTCGCTGCAAGTCTGCCTCTATGCGCGCATCGACCGCAACCGCGACACCGATGCCGGGCAGCAGTACAGCTACCAAATCTCGAACGTCGAGTGGCTTTGGCTTGACCGCACGGCAATCCCTGCCGGCGACATCGTCGTTCAGAGCCCGACGCCGGGCACCGAAACGCCGCTTTCCGGCGGTGTGCCGACGGGCCTGACGTCGACGCCTTTTATCTGCACGTTCCCGACGCAAGCCGGGACGGCTTCGCAAAAGTGGCTGCATTTTTTGCACTGGCGCTATCAGCCCGCGCTTGGCAACGGCTCGACGATCATCCCGACGGCGCCTCGATTCTCGGCCGGGCAATATCTGCCGGCGACCACAAACTACGACTACAAGATAGGCACCGGACCGGACGCGATGGCGCCTCGGCTCGGCCTGGCGCGTAACTTCCCGAGCAACCTGGGCAACATCCGGCTACGGCCGATTATGCGGCAGACGGCTTGGTGGTATCAGATCAACCCATCGACCGGCACTTGGTTCCCGACGTTCCGAGCCGTCCAGCCTGCTCCCTACGTTGGCACCGGCACCTTGACCCCGCTTGCGCAGGTCGTCGTCGAGCGCAGCGTGGCGCTACGTCTCGACCTGCTCGATGACGTGCTAGCTCGCACCGAAACGAGCTGGCCGGCTTTGACCGGAAACCGCTACACATCCTCACCAGCAGAGGGCTCTAACTATTTGGCGCTTGAGCGGCCCGCTACAGGCAGCCCGACTGCTCCGATCGTGATGGCTCGCGGCATCGTGCAGACAACGGGAACGCAGGACTATTGCCTCGAAATATACAGCAACACCGGCAGCCCGATTTCGACGTCTACCGTGCATGCGCGATCGGACATCGGCAGAGGCGAGGGCGTGCTATTGTCGACCATGTCACGCATGGGCCTAGCTGGCACGACGTCTGCCGTTCAATATCGGACGCGCTGGACCGGCGGCGAGTTTGCTGCAGCGACGTCGCTGGATGTCCGCGACGTGCAGATCTTGCAGCTAAACCTTGTCGCCGGCGTCGACCCCGATCCAACGCTGCCGGCCGTCGCTTCCTACCTGACGCTGACGCCTGGCCGCGAAAGCGCAAACCCCGCAACGCTGTCGCCGTTGCCGATCGCACCCGACGCCGAGCAGAGCGAAGACGCGACCGTCGCGACCGAGGCTATCGCCGGCAGCACCGGCTACGTCCGCACCTGGCCGCTGTTCGCGCGCGTCCGCCGGCAGTTCTTTCTGCAATGGTCCGCGCTCTCCGGCGCGAACGCGACGACCGTCGCCGACTTCCTGGTCGCGAACCCTGCATTCCGTTTCCGTCCGCATCGCGAAGGCGCCGACATCGCGGTCGTGCAGCTCGACGCGCCCAACGTCGAGCAGGTCAGCGGACACGTCTACGCGATCGGCGTCCGCGTCGCCGAGCTCATCTGGACCGACTGATGCCGATTACCCTGCCGTCGTCCTTCCTGACCGAGATCGAAAAGCCGCACGGCACGCAGCCGCTCATCTGGCTCGTCGAGCTGGAGGTCGCGCGTCCAGCCGGCAGCGGCGCCGTCTCGACGCCTGGTCTCATCCTGCGGCTCTGCAACCATCCGAGCGCCATCACCTGGCCGGCCTCGGCGCCGAGCGCGACGGTCTGGTCGCCGTTCTCGTTCACGTTCTCTCCGATCGAGCAAAACGGCGAAGGCGACCTGCCGCAGGTCGAGCTCACCGTCGACAACTCGACGAAGGTCCTCATGCGCTACATGCACGCCGGCGGCGGGCTCGAGGGCAACTACTGCAAGATCTACCTCGTGCCGGCCGGCGGTCTCGCGATCGCCTACCCGAACCACGAATACCAGCTCTGGGAAATGCAGGTCGCGACCGCATACGCCACCGAGGAGGCGATCTCGTTTCGCCTCGAGAGGGCTAACTTCTTCGCGCGTCAATCGCCCCAGGACCGCTACGTCGCCGGCCGCTGCCGCTGGGCCTTTGGCTCGCCGGAATGCGGCTACGTCATCAACGCCGCGGCAGCCTATACGACATGCCCCAAGACTCTCACCGGCTGCGTCGCTCGAGGCCAAGATCACGCGACTCGCGGACTTCCGGTCCTGCATCCGCAGCGCTTCGGCGGCTTCCCGGGCATCCCTCGGCAACGATGAAGGCGGCCGACGAATGGCAAGACATTCTCGCGAGCCGCTACCGGCTAGGAGCTCGTCGCGCCGGCGTCGAGCTCGACTGCCTCGGCACCGTGCTCGAGGTCTGCAAGCGCCTCGGCATCTGCGCGCCGGATCCGTGGGCCGATCTGCGGCGCCGATGGATCGCCGGCGACATCGCAGCGGCGTCCGGCTTCCCGCCGTGCTGGTTCCGCAGAGCGGACCCTTGCGGCTTGCACGAAGGCGACGTGCTCCTGTTCTATTCGACGCACCCATGGGTCGCGATTGTCGCACGCGAGCAGGTCTGGAGCGCCGACGCGGATCTCGGCTCGGCGTATGCGCGACCTGCGGACCGATGGCGCAGGAAGCCGGCCGAGGTCTGGGCGCATGATCCGGCTGCATGTTCGCAAAGGGCTCCTCGGGACTGACGGCGTCGAGACGTTCTCGGTCGAGCCTCGCGCCGGTCTGACTCCGCGCGCGCTCGCCTTCCAGGTCGAGCAGCATCTGCCGAAGAGCGTCGCGATCGAATGCGCGGTCGACGGCCGGCGCCTGGAGGACGACGAGCTGGACGTCGACCTGCGCGACGGCTGCGACGTGATGCTGCTCCCGATCACGAGCACCGGAGCAGAGCTCGGCGCTCTAATCATCGAGGCGCTGATCGTCGCCGCGGTGTCGGCGGCGGTCTCCTACATCATCTACCTGGTCTCGCCTCGACCAAAGCCGCAAGGGCTTGGGCAAGAGCGCGGCGACCAGGAGAGCGCGACCTACGCGTGGGACGGCATCCAAACAAACTACGGGCAGGGCTTTCCCGTCCCGTGGGTCTACGGCCGACACGCCGTCGGCGGGCAGGTCGTCTATACGGACGTCTATGCGACTCAGAGTTTTACCGGTCTCGATGATCGTCTGCGCGTCATGCTTGCTTTGTGCGAAGGTCCGATCGCTCGCATCGGCGATCTAGAAGCAATCGAGCGCAACAACCTCGGGTCGATTGTTCCACCGGGCGCAGCACTGCCTACGTCTTACCAATCGCTGCCGGATCACATTCGCGTCGACGGCAATCTGCTCGTCAATCCTCAAGACACGGCGGACGTCTACAACTATCCAGCAGGAACATGGACCAACAACTCCAACACATTTGGTTCTCCAATCCCAGGATGGATTGCGGAGTTCTATGAATGGCCAAGCTGGCCTCAGCAAAGCACTCCGCCAGTTCTTATCGGATACGGATACGTCTACCAACTGATAAACAACGACTTCAATAACCTGGACATCGTTGTGGAGTCAGGTCGGGCGGCTGTTGTTGGAGAGTTTGTTCAAGTTTCATACAATGGCGCCGGCTTCGATTTTGATGACATAAACGGATTTTATTATCTAGCAGGATGGAGTAAGCGCGTCTCGCAATATGAGCAAACCGTGCGCGTTCGCGAGGTCCCTGGCGCTCGCTTGTGGATGCGTCCAGGCTCATTGGAGCAGACACCGCTACCCGGCGACACGTTCCCAGGCACTGCGACGACGTTCACGCCTAATGTCCAACTAAACGCGACCGACGACCAGTTCACCTACACTTACAGCGCGACGGACCAGATCGCCTCGGTCGGCTTTGTAGTCTCGTTCTCCGGCGGTCTTTATTCCGTCGCGACGAACGGCACGCAGCAAAGCTTTTCCGTCCAGTTCGAATACGTCTGGCGACCGCAGGGCACAGAGGCCTGGCGCTCGTTCTACGATCCGAACAACCCGACGCAGACGACGAACCTGCGCACGATCACGGCGAACAGCCTGCGCGTCCTCGTCGATAGCTGGACCGGTGTCCTCGCCGCGCCGAACGCGCCCGCCGTCACCGGCCCGATCGAGATCAAGCTGCAACGCAAGACCGGCGCCGGCGGCGTCGGCACGAGCTCCGGCGCATTCTGGCGCAACGTCGTCGTGACGACGCCGCACCGACTCGCCTATCCTCGGACTGCGCTTCTCGGCTTCGAGCTCGGCGCCGGCGCGCGCTTTTCGGGCGGCCTGCCCGAGTTCAACGTGCGCGTCGACGGCGCAAAGGTCCGCGTCTGGGACGCGACCAACGGCTGGAGCTCGCCGACTTGGGACGTGCCCGCGGCGGCGCCGTTCAATTTCATGCAGCACCCACCAGGCCGTAACCCGGCTTGGATTCTGCTCGACTTCCTACTGGCGCCGTGGGGTCTTGGTCGCTGGCTCGGCGAGGCCGATATCGACCTACCGGCGTTTCGTCGCTGGGCCGCCTTCTGCGACTCGGATCCGTCGCCGGCGTCGCCGTGGGGCGAGCCCGCGTTTTGCTGCGACCTGGTCGGCGACGCGCCGCGGCCGGCGTGGGAATGGGTCCTGGCAATCTGCGCAGCCGGCCGCGCGGCTCCGGTCTATCGAAACGGCAAGATCTCGGTCTCGTATCAATACCGAGACGCACATAGCGACGCCGGCGTCTCGGTCCCCGCAAAGAGCGCCGTGCAGCTACTCTCGAGCTCGCAGGTCGAAAACGTCCAAGTGACCTGGCTTCCGAAGGCTAATCGGCCGACGGCTTTCCTGTTCCAGTATCTCAACGAGACGCAGCTCTACGCGCAGGACGTCTTCCCCGTCGAGGACTTCGAGAGCGCGCTAAATGACCCGGCGAACCTGCAGCCGGAGGACTACCGGCCGGAGACGATCCAGGCCTACGGCGTAACCAGGCCGTCGCAGATCTTCCGCGAGGGTATCTTCCGGCACCGCGTGCAGCGCTTGGTGCGTCGCGAGCTGACGTTCAGAACCGGGCCGTGGGCGCTTGCAGCAGAGATCGGCGACCTGATCCTTTTTGAGCACGAAACCTTGCGGCCGTTCGGTTCAGACGTGCCGTCCGCCGTCACCGTCTACAAGAGCGCGGTCGCGACCAATCAGATTGAGGTCGACCATGTCATCGTCGGCGCGACGCAGGTCGTCGTGCGCGATTCCAACGGCGTCGCGCAGACGCGCGCGATCACGGGCATCGTGACCAGCGGCGGCGTCTCGCGACTCACGGTCTCGGGCGCGCCGGTCACAATCACGCGCGGCGCGGCGGCCGTTGTCGGTCTGACCGACAAACTCGTCGAGACCTACGAGGTCGTCTCGATCACGCTGCAGGCCGATCTAAAACGAGAGGTCAAATGCATCCAGTGGGTCCCGGCAATCCACGACCCGGTCACTCCGGCGCAATACGCGGCCGAGGGCGTCGACGGCACCGAGACCGCGCCGGCAGGCCTGCTGCGGCAGCCGGCGCAGGAAGACGAGCCCGAGGTCGCCGATCTGCAGATCATCGCGCAGCGAGACGCTTCCTACCTGATCGCATGGAGCAAGCCGCCGGCGCGCGCCTCGAGCAACGTCCGCGTCTACGTCCGCGACTCCGAGCGCGGCACCTGGGAGATCCTCGGCGAGACTGGAGCGCTGCAGCTCGTCTGGGCGACCGCGTCTGCCGGCAGGACCTACACGATCTCGGCCGTCCTAGAGCAGGTCTCCGGCTCCTACCGGCAGCCCGAATCGGGCAGCCTGCGGACGCTGACCGTCGAGGAGTTCGCGCCCGCGTGGCACCCGGCCTGCAGCAACGCGACCGCGACCGACGCCGGCGATCACATCGCGGTCACATGGGACGACCTGGCGATGCGCGACGTCGAGGGCTACGAGCTCCGCGTCGGTTCCTGCTGGGCAGCAGGTCGAACGGTCTACGCAGGCCGGCAGCCGTCCGCGCGCCTCGAGCACGCACCGTTCGGCGGCTCGCTGATGCTCGCGGCGCATACGACCGGCGGTCTCTACGGGCAGATCGCGACGCTCTCGACGCCGGCCTGGCGCCCGTATGGCACGGCGCAGATCTACGCGCTCGACGACCTCGCGACGACGCCGGCCGGCACGCACGTCGGCACGGCATACGCAAGCGGCGAGATCGCGCTCACGTCGGGCACGCTCGACGGCACCTATACCGGCCCGGAGGTCCTGCTCGGCTTCCAGGCCTCGGCCTACTGGCAGGTCTCCTGCGAGGCGAAAGAAATCGAGCTGCTCACCGTCGACGCTTTGGCGTTCGCGATCGGCAGCGGCGAGGCGCTTTGGCGCACACTGGACGGCAGACCGGCGAGCTCGTTGTTCCCTGGCATCGACTGGCAGACCACCGTCGACGACTTGGCGCAACCGATCGACGATCTGCCGTCCTCGTTTCTCGTGCATGGCAACGTCGGCGAGCCGGGCTCGCATACGCGCGTCGAGCTCGAGAGCCGCTACTACGTCGGCTCGACCTGGTCCTCGTGGGCGCCGCATGTCGACCAGTATCGCGTCGCCTCGAGGATGCAGGCGCGCGTCCGCATCCTGCGCGAGGACATCGGCTACACTGCCGCGGTCTCGCGTCTCCGCTACGCTGTCAACATCTAACCATGTCCCAGAGCTGGAACCTTCCCCCCGCAGGCACCGACTATGCGAACGTCGTCTTGAAGACGACGTTCCCCGACGCAATGGAGACGCTGCGGACGCTCAACTCGGGCGCTTCGGCGCCGGCATCGACCGTTGCCTACATGCTCTGGGCAGACACGAGCGCCGGCTATCTGAAGATCCGCAACGCAGCGAACACCGGCTGGATCCGCGTCGCACCGCTGGCGACCGAGAACACCTACACAATGGCGAGCGACCTGGTCGCGAGCATGTCGGCGACGACGACGTTCCGATGCGGCGCGGCGCTTCGCGCCGGCACGCTGCGGCGCGTCCTGATCGTCGGCGAGACGGCGACGACCTCGACCGTCGCTAACGAGTGGCGCTTTCAGATCACGCGCTACCCCGCCTCGGCGCCGGGCTCGCCCGTGACCGGCTTCTCGGCGAACGTCGGCACCTATACCGCGCTCGCTGGCGTCGGCGGCGGCGCCGAGCTCGTCGCCTTCGCTGCATACGCGCTGACGCCGGACCAGAACACGACCGTCGCCGAGCTCGACGTCTACACCGTCACGGCGACGGCCGTCGGCACGCCGACTACCGTCGCGAACGTCCGCGCGATCGTCGAGGCCTACTGATGGCGCTCGACCGTCTCGGCAACACCGTCACGACCGGCACGGTCTACGTCGTCGCGGGCACGGCTCGCGTCATCGACGGCGACCAAATCGTGCTCGTCGGCGGCAACGGTGGCGAGACGGTCCTGCGCGCGAAGGCCGGCGACATCGTCGGCATCGACGATATCGGAACCGGCGGCGGCGGAACCGGCGACACCAAGATCGCCGACGCTGTGAACCAGACGGTCACGATGTCGGCGTCGTATGCGACGCTCTGCTCGGAATCCTGCACCATTGCTGAAGGCGACACGGTCGAGCTGCAGCTCAACGGCACGATCCTGAACGATAGTGGCGCACCGCGGACCTACCGGTGGCAGTTCACCGTGGGGACGCTAGCGACGGAGGTCGTCCCGGCCGTCAGCTTGACCAACACGACAAACCCGACGCCGTTTTTCATCAAAGCGACGGCGAGCATCAGCGCAACGAATCTCACGCGCGTCACCGTCGTCTGCGGCGTCGCCGGACCTGCACCCGCCAACTCGAGCACGAGCACCGTAGGCAATAACTTTCGCCAGAGCTGGAACACAACGACGAGCGATCTGACCGGCGCCAATACGGTCAAGCTCGAAATGCGCAGCGACGCGACCGGCGCAACGCAGGAGTGCGTCGTGCATTCCTGGTCCATCACGCAGACGCCGGCAGGAACCGGCGGCGGCGGCGGCGGCGGCGGCGGCGTCACCGATGGCGACAAGGGCGACATCGTCGTCTCGTCCGGCGGCACGGTCTGGACGCTCGACGCCACGGGCACGCGAGACGCGTCGACGTTCCTGCGCGGCGATTCGAGCTGGCAGCATGTCGAGGCGACGCGCTTCCCCGTCAAGAACACCAGCGGCGGCTCGCTGGCGATCGGCACGCCGGTCTACGCGACGGGCTCGGTCGGCGCATCGGGCGCGACCGAGGTCGCGGCCGCGGACGCGAGCAGCTCGGCGACCATGCCGGCGATCGGCGTCCTCGAGCAGACGCTGGCGAACAACGGCGAGGGCTTTGCCGTGCCGCTGGGCATGGTCCGAGGTCTCGATACGTCGGCCTACGTCATGAACGGCGTCGTCTACGTCGCCGCCGGCGGCGGTCTGACTCCGACCAGGCCAACGGCGGACACCGACCTCGTCCAGAACATCGGCCGCGTCGTCCGCGTGAATGCGTCGACTGGCGAGCTGCTGGTCATGGGTCCGGGCAGATCGAACGACGTGCAGAACCTGATTCCGACGAGCCGACTACCAGGCGCCGCCGGCGTCGCCGAGATCGACTTCGGGGCGTTTCCCGGCGGCTCCGACGCGTCGGTCACGATCACCGGGCAGACGCGTATCGCGTCGACTTCAGCCGTGCAGGCCTGGCTGCAGCCGGCGGCAACCGCTGACCACACCGCGGACGAGCACCGCGTCGAAACGATTACGGTCACGGCCGGCAACATCACGCCGGGCATCGGCTTCACGATCTACGCGAGCAACTCGTCGCAGCTCTACGAGCCGCTGACCATGTCCTCGCCTTCTCGCTTCCGCACCGCTGCGGCAACTGTCTACGGCTACCAAGAACGAAGCACCGGCGGACGTGGCACTAGGATCTCGGGCGTCTGGTCGGTCGGCTGGCGCTGGCTCTAACACCAAAGGAAGACATGGCAATTCAACTGCAAGGCAACGGCGGCGCCGTAGCAGACGTCGACGGCACCAACTACCGCGCACTTCGGACAACACTGCGACCGATCGACTACGGCGCGCTCGGTAGCTACCGGCTCTCGCTGCTCTCCGGCACCATGGCCGCCGGTCTCGCGGCGAACGCCGAGGTCTGGCAGTTCCGCTGGAGCGACGCGAGCCGACTCTGCGCGATCACGAAGATCGTCGTCGACGGCATCAGCAACACGACGACGGCATTCACGGCCGGCGTCGGTAGCTTCCAGCTCTACGTCGCACGAAGCTGGACCGCTGACGGCGCCGGCGGAACGGCAGCAACGCTGACCGGCAACAACGCAAAACTCAGGACCGATATGGGCGCAACGCTGCTCGGCTCGTGCCGTATCAGCAGCACGGCAGCCTTAACCGCAGGCACCAAAACCCTCGACACGAACGCCAGTGGTCAAATGTCCCTGGCTTTCCCTGCAGTGGCTTCGACGCAAATCGAAAACCGCATTTCGTTGTTCGAGCCCAATCCAGGAATGGAAAGCCCATTTGTGCTGGCTCAAAACGAGGGGCTCGTCGTCCGCGCGACTGTGCCAGCGACTGGGACGTGGTCGTTCGGCATCACCGTCAACTGGACCGAGATCACGGCATACTGACATGCCGGCGAAGATTGTCCTGCACCACCCGCACGTCGAACTTGAGGACGGCGCGCTCGAATATTGCGTCGCCTATCGACTCAGCGAGCCCGTCGCCGGCGTTGCCGATGGCGAGGTTGGCTACGCGCCGGCGCCAGGCGCGACAGAGGCCGAGATTCTGGACGAGATCAAGGCTCTCGCGGTCGCGCATGCGAACCTGCAGACGGCCGATGCTATCCCCTTCACCATTTCCGACGTCATCACCTGGGAGTCACGAGCATGAACGACGGCGAACCCGGCCGGCAATGGGAGCGGTGGATGCGTTTCGTCTCCGTCGCGACGTCCTCGGTCGTCATCCCCGGCATCGCGTGGGCCTTTGCGACTTCGCGCGACCTGCACGAGCTTCGCGTCCGCGTCGACATGATGGCGACGCAGATGGACATCGACCGAAGGGGCATTGCGAAGATATGCGACGAGCTCCAAGGCCTGCGCAGCAGCGTTGACGCTCTTCGGGCGGACATGCTGCAGCGGATGACCCGCGTCGAGACCAGACTCGAAGACCAAGGAAAGGCACCCCGATGATCCGCACGACTGTCCTCGCCGTGGCGCTGCTCTGCGCGCCTTCCTGCACGCTCTACACCAAGCTCTCGGACGCCGTCGACCGCGTCGACATGGCGACGCAGGAGACCGAGAAGGCGCTCGAGGGCGTCGAGGCCGGTCTCGCGCAGCTCGGCGACCGCGGCCGCGAGCTCGCCGACACCGTGGCGCAGGTCCGCGTCGCCGTCGTCGAGGCCGACCGCAACGGCGACGGCCGCGTTGCCGGCGTCGACGAATGGTATGGGCTCGTCCTGCAGCTCCTCACGATCCTCGGCGTCGGCGGCTACGCGGCGAACGTCAACGGCAAGCGCCGCGCGACCGCGCAGCAGCTCTACGCGGCGATCGACGAGCTCAAGGACCGCGTCCGCGCGGCGCCGCAACCGACCCCGCCGGCGGCCGAATGATGCGCAGACGGCCGCAGGATCGCGCGAAAGCGCCGGCAGGCCTGCCGGCCGCCTTCGCGGCGCTCGCCTGCTGCGCGGCCTCCTGCGCCACGACGCAGGCGCTCGCCGACGCTCCTGTCGAGTTCTGGCAGACGGTCGAGAAGCTCGTCGTCGCCGTCGGGCAGGACCTGGAGGCGCTCGTGCTGTTCGTGCTCGGGCTCTGACCGTTGCCAGGCGCCCGTCGGCGCGGCATCATGTCCCGCGGCTCCTGACCGGGCCGCGGACTCGTCGTCCGCCGATGAACGGCTTCGCTCTTTCCGAGCCGGCTTGCTGCGAGGCAGGTCGGCTCGGTGTCTTTTTGGGGAAGGATTCGCGCGCGCAAACTGCGGAGCCGTGGGCATCTGCGACAAGCAGACGGAAAAAGAACGGAAAGCAGTAGACAAGCGACGGGCTTCTGCCGATTGTGTCTGCATGCACACGACGACCAACTCGCAGCAGATCGCGCAAACCATCCTCTCGCAGCTCGGCGGTTCGCGCTTTATCGCGATGACCGGCGCGCGTGACCTGCTGCAGCTCGAGGCAGGCCTGCGCTGCCGTATGGGCCGCGGCGCTCTCTGCTCGCATCTGCAGATCGACCTCGACCTGGCGACCGATACCTACGTCGTCTCGACCTACAAGATCCGCGGTCTCAACTGCCGCGAGCTCGCGCGCGTCGAGCACGTCTACGCCGACGCGCTGCGCGGCACGGTCGAGCAACTGACCGGATTCTTTCTCTCGCTCTGAACCTCACCCGCGGCGCCTACGGGCGCCGCAACCCTCAACACCCGCACGACATGAACACCCGCACGACATACCGCAAGCGCCCGGTCTGGGCATTCTCCGAAGGCTACGATCTCGACGGCGTCGAGCTGCTGCACGCTCGTCTGTGGGACGTCTACGCGCAGCGCTGGCGCTGGTTTTGGTCCTACGACCACATCCCGCTAGCCGTTCGCGCGTCGCTGACGCAGCGCGAGCGCGACGCTCTGCGCCGCAACCTGGCCTCGGCGCCGAAGCCGGAGGTCGCACGATGATCGGCCGCACCGTCCGCGCCTTCGCGGCGCTGCTGTTCGCCGGCGCGCTTGTCGCGCAGGCTCCGACCCTTGAGCAGCTCGACGCCGCACGCGCGAAGCTGCGGCCGCTGCTTGAAGCGCTGGTTCAGGTCGAGAGCTCCGGCCGCGACGACGCCGTCGGCGACGACGGCAACGCGCTCGGCTCGCTGCAGATCTGGCGCGTCTACTGGTCCGACGCGCTCGGGCACGCGCCGGCGCTCGGCGGAGCCTACGAGGACGTTCGCACGCGCGTCTACGCCGAGCGCGTCGTCGTCGCCTACTGGCTGCGCTACGCCGCGGCCGCCGTCCGCGACGGCGACCTCGAGCGCCTGGCACGAGTTCACAACGGCGGCCCGCGTGGGCACCGGAAGCAGGCGACCGTCGCCTATTGGAACCGCGTCTCGCGCGCGATGGAGGCCCGCCATGCTGCGCGATGATCTCGACGAGGCGATCGGGCAGGACATGATCGACGCCGTCCGCTCGTCCTACCGCGACCGCATGCGGCTCGGCGACGGCGACTACGACGCCGACGCCTGCGCGATCGTCCAGATCTGCGACGAGCTCGACCGTCTGCGGCGCCGGCGATGGCACCGCGAGAACGAGCTGCGCGCGGCTCTGCTCGGCATCGTCCGAGCATCGCAGCGCGACGGGGCGAAGGACTGGCTCGACCTCGGCCGCGTCGACGGCTCGGCCGACGACGTCACGGCGCGCCAGATTACCGACCTGTGCGAGGCGATCGGCGAGGCCGGCGAGCTGTTGCAGCGCCTGCTGCGGAAGGAGCTCGCGCGATGACCGACTACGGAACACCGCCGGCAGACTGCCGCGACCCGCACTGGTGGGAGGTCGAGCAGGCGAACGCGCGCACCCTTGCGCGCCGACCCGAGCTCGCGCTCGAGGCCGGCGAACGCTACGCGGGCCGCGTGCATGCCGGCTACGACTTCCCGATCGACGTCTCGCGCTCGCGCGACCTGCGCGAGACCGGTCGTCTGTGCGGCCGCTGTGATGGGCACGGATGGTTCAACCTGCGGCGCAGCGTGCTCTGCGGATGGCACTGGGCGGTCTGCTGGTCGTGCGAGGGATACGGCCGCGTGCCGCAGGAGGTCGGCAATGCATGACGGCGAACAACCGCCGCAAGGATGCCGCGACCTATTGAGGGCGGAGCTTGAGGAGCTGGTGCGCAGGAGTGCCTGTGACATTCCCCGACGTGTTGTCGGGGCCGAGGAGGTGCATGGACATTCTCAGCAGCCGGGAACGGCGTCTGGGGGTGGTGTCCACGCGTTGGGCCTTCTCGGTCTTTTTTGTGGGATGGTGCCGTGATGCGCGAGCTTCACCTTTTCGCAGGCGCCGGAGGTGGGATCCTCGCCGGAATGCTGCTGGGGCACCGTCCCGTTTGTGCGGTCGAGATCGACCCCTACTGCCGCCGCGTTCTGTCGGCGCGGCGCGCAGAAGGTTTCCTACCTGCCGACATGGAGATTCACGATGACGTCACGCAGTTTGATGGCACCAAATGGCGAGGACGCGTCGACGTTGTTGCCGGCGGATTCCCCTGCCAAGACATTAGCACCGCAGGCCGTGGAGCCGGCATCGACGGAAAGCGAAGCAGCCTCTGGTGGCACATGCATCGCATCCTTCGCGAAGTTCGACCGCGCTACTGCTTCGTGGAAAACAGCCCAGCGCTCGTTACTCGGGGGCTGGATCGAGTTCTTGGATCGCTGGCCGAGATCGGGTTCGATGCGGAATGGTGCGTGCTCGGGGCGAGAAATGTCGGCGCACCGCACATTCGAGAACGAATCTGGATTCTTGGTCGGAACGCCAACCAAGATGATGCGCGTGCGCAGCGAGAAGTTCATTCGAGCAGTGCCGACGCCGACGTGCGGCGATGCGAAGTCAGCGGCTCGAGTGGGCTACGAGGGCGGAGCGATGAAGCCGGGCGTGACGCTGGTGGACTTTGCGAGGATATGGCCGACGCCGACGGCGAACGACGGACGCAACGCAACGAGGAAGAGCGGCGACTTTCAGTCACTGACGCGCTCAGTAATGCTGCCGACGCCGACCTGCCAAGACGCGAACAACAACGGCTCAACGTCGCAACAGAATCGGAATGCGCCGCCGCTGAACGCGGTCGTGACGAATCACGACCCGGCGATGCGACTGAACCCCGAATGGGTCGAGGAGCTGATGGGCTGGCCGATTGGATGGACCGCAGCGCCGCAGGATTCTGGACCGGACAGTGGGAAACCAAGCCGCGAGTGACGCTACCGCCGAAGAACCGCACAAACCGACTTCATGCGCTCGGAAACGGTCAAGTGCCGCAGTGCGCGGCGACTGCTTGGTCGATTCTTTGGGACAGGATGCACGGAAATGAGTGACAACGAACAACCGCCGCGCGGCTGCCGCGACCTCGACGGATGGCGCGAGGAGCAGCGCACACTGCAAACGGCAGCGCGGCTGCCGCATCTTCGCATCGACGAATGCGAGCGCTACGTCGACGTCGCGATGCACATGGCGCGATGGTGGCGGCCTTGGTGGCAGACGTCGCGTGACCTTGAGACCGCTGGCGCCGAGCGCTGCCGACGCTGCGAGGGCCAAGGAGCCTACAACCTGCGGCGGTCCGGCATCGGTTACGGCTACGCTTGGGCGCTGTGCTGCGTTTGTCTTGGCTACGGCCGCGTCTTGCCGGAGGTCCAGCAATGAAGCACCCGCTGCGATTTGTCCGCGACGACGTACCGGCGCCGCGCGGCGTCGACTGCTGCACCATTCTCGGCTGCGCCGTGCTGCTCGTCGTCGTCTTTGTGGCCGGCTTTGTCTTGCTGACCGTTTTCGAGGCTCTGCGATGACTCTTCCCCCCAATAACGACCCCCGCACCTGGACCGTCGGCGATTGGTGCTCGACCTACGAAGGGTCGCTCGTCGACCTGGCCGCAGAGCTCGGCGTGACGCGGCAGGCGCTGCTGCATCTGCGCGCAGGCAAGCACCGCCGGCCGCCGGTCGAGCTGCTCGAGCGCCTGGCCGCGGCCTTGGCTCGACGCTCGACGTTCCGCGCGCGCTTTGTGACTCCGTCGGCTGTCCAGCTCGTCGCGCTTTGGTATCGCGAGCATGGCCTCGACCTTGACGCCGTTCCAAGCCTTCGGCCGGTAAGGAGGTCCTCGTGCCCTTCGTGAAACTGCACGCAGCGATCCTCGACTCCTCCATCTGGCTGGAAGCGACGCACGTCCGCATCGTCTGGATTACCCTCTTGGCAATGGCCGACGCCGCCGGCTGCGTGCATGCGAGCCCTCGAGGCCTGGCGCACCGCGCCAACGTCACGCCCGACGAATGCGCCGACGCGCTCGCTCGCTTTCTCGGACCGGACGCGGACTCTCGCGATGGCACCGACGGCCGCAGGATCGAAACGGTCCGAGGCGGCTGGCGATTGCTGAACTACCTCGAATTCCGCAACAAGCGGGACGCTGAGGAGCGCCGCGAATACCAGGCCCAATGGTGGCGCGACAACAAAGGCCGCCGCGACGCAAACTCGACAACGCTCGACACGCCTCGACACGACTCGACAACCTCGACCAAAGCAGAAGCAGAAGCAGAAGTACACAAGAGACCGCGCTCGCGCGCGGCTGCGCGTCCTGCGGACGTCGCCGATGCCGTCTGGCAGGACTTCGCGGCGCTGCGCAGGCAACGCAGGGCGACCGTCACGTCGACCGTCCTCGAAGGCATCCGCCGCGAGGCGACCGCCGCCGGCATGTCGCTCGAGCAGGCCTTGAGGACCTGCGTCGAGCGCGGATGGCAGAGTTTCCGAGCCGATTGGGCAACCGCTCCGGCTGCTCGAGGTCCGTCTCTGGCGAAGCAGGCCGCCCACGTCCCGAACATGCCGCTCGGGCATGCGAGCTGCTCCTGCGCCGGCTGCACCTCCTACCGAGCGAAGCGGCCGTGACTTCGCGCGCGTCGTCCGCTACGCCTGCGCGCATGGTCCGCGTCTACCCCATCACCGCTTGCACGGCTCTCGACGGCGACACCGTTCGCGTCGTCGTCGATCTCGGATGGCGCCTTGCCTATCGCGTCGACATGCGGCTCGAGAGCTGGGATGCGCCGGAGCTCGGCGGCATCAGCAACGCCGCCGGCCGCGCCGCGCGCGAGGCCGTCGCCGCCTGGCTCGACTCGCGCATGGCCGACGGGCTCGAGCTCCTTTCGGTCAAGCTGGACCTATTCGGCCGGAGCCTCGGCGACGTTCGCACCATCGCCGGCGAATCGCTTACGGCATGGTGCCGCGACTACGGACTCGTCCGCGCAACCGGACCGTCTGGCCGCCGGCCGACCTGGACCGAGGCCGAGCTCGCGCAGGTCATTGCCAACGCCGAGCAGGCGATCGCCAAGATCCGCGCGCGCGCATAGCATCGCGCCGCCGCTCGTCGCGGCAACCGCGGCGCCTATCCACGGGGCAGGCGATGGCGCCGCGGTCTTTCGCTCGGCCGTTGCATTTGGGGCTGCGGCCCGATACCATCGGCCGCGTGACGAGACGACCGCAACCTGCGCACGAGATCGCGCCGATCTCCGAAGCCGAGCTGCTGCGCGGCTACGCGCGCCGCATCGGCGTCCGCGATCCGCAGGCCGCCGCCGACCGCACCGGCGAAGGCCTCTACCTGATCCTCGCCGAGCATCTCTACCGAGCGACCCTATGCGAGCAAGAGACCAAGCCGTCGCGCTAATCTGCGAGGCGATCGAGCTCGTCGACCGCGCTCGGCAATGCACGACGCTCGCCGCCGCTGACCTGGATGCCGGCTGGTCGCGCGAGGTCGCCGTCCGACTGCTGCGCGACGCGCAAATCGCCTGCCGCGGCGCGATCGCCGAGCTGCGATCGCTGCGCGCACGACCCGAGACACTTCCCCCTCCCTCTCAAGACGACTGACATGCGAAACGCTGCACACCTACACCGCACGACCGACCCCGAAACGAGCCGGCAAGCTGCCGAGCTCGCCGCCGGCATTGCCGACGCGCACGAGAACCGGATTCTCTGGACGCTTGAGAAGGCCGGCCGCCGCGCCGATGCGGCGATGACGGCCGAGGAGATCGCCGAGGCCTGCGGTCTGACCGCGCACCAGGTCGGCCGCCGCGTCGGCCGGCTGATCCTGCAGGGCAAGGTCGAGGTCGTCGGCTCGAAGGTCTTGTCGACCGGCCGCGCCGGCCGCACCTACCGGAGGACGCGCTGATGCAGTCGCTACTGCAGGCGCTCTGCGCCGCCGTGCCGGACATCAGCAACCCGCGCAAGGACTCCAAAAACCCGCACTACCGCAGCACCTACGCGAGCCTCGAGGCCGTGCTCGATGCCGTGACGATCCCGCTGCAGAAGCACGGGCTCGTCCTGACGCAGACGCTCCGCAGCTCTGCCGGCGCGGTCGAGCTGGTCACGACGCTCTGGCACGCCGAGAGCGGGCAGCACATTGAATCCGCCGTGCCGCTCAATCCCGCGAAGGCCGACCCGCAGGGCGTCGCCGCCGCGACGACTTACTACCGCCGGCTCGCGATCAAGACGTTACTCGGCCTGGCCGAGGTCGACGACGACGGCAACGAAGCGAGCGCGCCGCCTGCGCGAGCGAAGGCCGAGCACGCAGCGCCGGCAGCACCCGCGCCCGCGCCGTCGAAGGCCGTGCAGCAGGTCGTCGAAAAACTCGGCGGCGAGCAGGTCACAACGCCGGCGAGCGAGGTCGTCGCGAAGATGCTACGGGCGAAGACGATCGTCGAGCTCGAGGAGCTGACGACGCATGCGCGCACGCTCGACACCGCCGGCAAGCAGGCCGCGCGCGCCGCCTACAATAGCCGCCGGAATGTCCTGCAGCGCGAGGTCGAAGCATGAGCGGCGGCGCCTTCGACGCTGCGACCTGGCAGGACGTCGTCCTCGTTCGCCTGCAGGCCTGGGCCGTCGTCTCGATGCCGTTCGACGAGGTCCTGCAGGTCGAGCTTGACCGCGACGCCGGCGCCGCGGCTCTCGCGCTCTACTGCGGATGCGAACGCACAGATGCCGTCTGCGACGATTGCGGCGTCTCGCTGCGGACCGTCGAGGTCGCGTTCTCTCGGAGCATCAACGACAGCGTCCGCCGGCAGTGGTTCCTACGGGCCTGCGAGCAAGGAACGGCGACTCGCCATCGCCGATGGCAGGAGCTTTCGCGATGAGCGCGCCGAAGGAGATCACGCTGCGCCGATGCGCGACCTGCGGCGTCGAGTTCGCGCGCAAGCTGCGCGACAAAAACCCCAACTGCTACGCCTGCATCTACAAGGCGAGCAACGGGCACCCGCTGGCGCGACACCGGCACACGCCGGCCGAGCTCGCCGCGATCGTCGCAACGCTTGAAGACCGCGTCGCCGACGAAACGCGCATGCCGTGGGAGCGGCGTTACCCCAAAGCATGAGAGAGCTGCACCTATTCGCAGGCGCCGGCGGCGGCATTCTCGGCGGCATGCTGCTCGGACATACTCCGGTCGGCGCTGTCGAGATCGACCCGTTCGCGCGCGCCGTTCTACAAGCAAGGCAGGCCGATGGATCTCTCCCCGACTTCCCCATCTACGAAGACGTCCGAACCTTCGACGGCACCGCATGGCGAGACCGCGTCGACATCATCGCCGGAGGATTCCCATGCCAAGATCTGTCCTGCGCAGGCAAGGGCGCAGGAATCGACGGCGCACGGTCCGGCCTCTGGTGGGAAATGCTCCGCGTCATTTGCGAAGCGCGACCCCGTTTCGTCTTCTTGGAGAACGTCCCAGCTATCACTGGCAGAGGGCTCGACCGCGTTCTTGGGTCGTTGGCCGACCTGGGGTTCGATGCGGAATGGTGCGTGCTATCGGCAGCCGACGTCGGAGCTCCTCACCTGCGAAAGCGCTGGTGGTGTCTTGCTAGGGACACCTTTTGCAACGACGCGGACGCGCTCGCCGGCATTTCGCAAAGGCAGGACCCCGAACCTGCAGGAAATGGCGGAAGCTTGGCCGACTCCCAGAGCGCGCGATGCGCAACCGGAGGGCATAGAAGCAGGTCTGCGGCGGATGGATCAATACGGGACCTGCAGCCTCAATACGAAGGTCCAGCTATTTCCGACTCCGAGAGCCTCCAAAACAGGGGACGAGGACGAGGCAGCATGGATAGCGCGGAAAGCAGCCGGAAAGGTCTCGACGCCTCCGCTGTCACTGGCTGTGCGGATGTTGCCGACGCCAACGACGCAAGACGCGAGCCACAACGGCGGACCGTCGCAGCATCACCGGAACGCGCTGCCGCTGAATGCAGCGGTCCTGCATATGCAGCCGAACCTACCTACACCAACGTCGAGCGGCCGACCATGCGATGGAACGGTGAGACTGACTCGCCAAGCTTGGATGTCGGGGGCGCTCAAGTTCGAGGAGGCGAACGCAATAGCTGGGAGGGATGTCCGCGCCGCGCAGGGGAAACTGCCAGCGCTGACGGACTACGTCCGCGAGGACGGTGGGACGGGGCGCCAGGATGCGCAGCCGGATCCGCCGAAACTCAACCCCGAGTGGGTCGAGCTGCTGATGGGCTGGCCTCGTGGCTGGACGCAGGTCGACGGCTACACGGCACCGCGTGGCAAGCAGGCTGGGAAGACGACTGCCCGCGCGTCGTTACCGGCAAACCCGCCAACCGCACGAACCGACTGAAAGCGCTCGGCAACGGGCAGGTCCCGCAGACGGCCGCCGCCGCTTTCCGCATTCTATGGGAGCGACTGCACCGATGATCGACGTCGCCTTTTTCGCAGTCGGCCTGCCCAAAGGGCAACCGCGCCCGCGCGCTTTCGTGCGCGGCCGGCGCGCCTCGGTCTACGACCCCGGCACGGCTAAAGAGTGGAAGATGCAGGTCGCGCTCGCGGCGCGCCCGAAGCAACCGGAGCACCCGATCGTCTCACCTGTGGCCGTGGCGATGATCTTCTACCTGCCGCGCCCGCAGCGCCTCGAGACCAAGAGCGCCGACCCCGGCCGCATCCCGCATGTCGCACGGCCCGACTTGGACAACCTGGCGAAGGCCGTGCTCGACGCGCTGACCGATGACGACTGGTTCCTCGACGACTCGCAGGTCGTCCAGCTCGATGCGCAGAAATGGTATGCAGCACGCGGCGCCGCGGCCGGCGTCGCCGTTCGCATCGTCGAGCTCCATCCTGACGGCACCCAACCAAGCAGCAACTGACCATGCCCGAACCGATCATCGTCGAGAACCTCGCAACCCTGCCGCAGACCGGCTGGATCTTCGTCGGCATGCCGCACGCCGATCTGCCGCAGCACGCCGCCGGCTGGATGCTCGACGGCGTCCAGCGCCTGCCGTGGATTCGCGAGACGCACGGCGTCCGCATCTGGGCATCGCTGCCGGCCGCGCAGCCGAACGTCCCGACGCGCCGCAAGCTGGAATGGGGCGAGCAGACCAAGCCGGAGCCGTTCGCCTTCCATCCCGCGATCACGCGCGACGTTCTTGGCATCCTGCCGCGCTACGAGCTCGGCGGCGTCGCCGGCGTCGAACCGCAGGCCGCGCTCGAGCTGCTCTACGCGAGCGAGGCCGCGCAGATCTGGCGACACCGCACGATCTGGCCGGCGCGCCGCGTCACCGTCGAGGCCTTCTACACGGTCACCTCGCAGCACCCGACGATCGAGTTCGCCGTGCATGCGATCTACGGCACGACCGCGAACGACGGGCAGCCGCAGGTCGTTTCCGATCTGGGCGAGCTCCGCATGCTCTCGCGCGCGCAGATTCACGTCGACTTCGCGCGCCGCAACGGACACGCCGCCGCGACCTGGTCGCAGACGACCTGCTCGCAGCAGATCGTCGCGCCTGGTGTCATCTGGCACCGCGCTTCCCGTTTCGAGCTCCGCGGCGCTCTCTGCAGCACCTACGACCCGGCGCGCCTTGAGGGCCGGCCGATGCAGGGCATCTACACCGGCTGGGCGAACGACTGGCTCGCGCTCGGCAAGATCCCGCAGCGCACAGCCGACCTCGACCAGATTCGCCGGCAGCAGCTCGCCGCATACCTGACTCCGGCGCCTGGCCGTTACGTCGACACGCGCCCGCGAGCGCAACCGCGCAGCAGCGGCACAACCGGCGACCAGCCGGACTTCGGCGCCTCGAGCGACCTCGGCGTCGTCACGCTCGACCCGTGGGAGCTGCACGACGCGCTCTGGCAATGCCAGAGCTTCGCGCAGCGGCCGACCGCGAACCGCGAGCCCGACGGCTCGCCGATGCGCGGCGACCGTCATCCGCTCGCTCGCACGATGCAGCAGCGACCCGACCTCGGCCTCGGCCGCGAAGACCGGCTCGGATGGCCGCCGCCGAACCAGATCCTATGGATCCCGTCGCCGGCAACCTGCGAGTGGACGACGTCGGACGACCAGCACCGGAGCGACCTGCTACTGCATGCCGCCTACGCACTGACGCGCGACCCCGCGCTCGGCGCCATCATTCGCGACCACGTCGAGATCGACCAGACCGACTACTACGTCCGCGAGCGCATCGTCCCGTCGCCGCGCGCCGTCGGGCGCCTGGCGCTCTCGCGCGCTTGCCAGGTCTGGCTGGGATTCTCCGCCGCGCTGCCGACCCTGCAGGCCGGCATCGACGACGCGATCGAGAAGACGCCGCTGCAGACGCTGCCGGCCGATCGCACCGTCCGCACCGTCGGCGGCCGCGAGCAGGCGAAATACGGCTGGGCAAACTCGCAGACCGGGCAGCCCGTCATCGGATGGCAACCGTGGCAGGAGGCGATCGCCGCGATCGGTATGATGGCCGCAGCGCGCGCGACGGCGAAGCCGGCGACGCAGGCCTGGTCGACACGCGCCGAGAACTACGCCTATCTCGTCGCTAGGACGGTCGTGCAGCAAGGCTGGCGCATCGAGGCCGGCCGCTGGTGGCACGCCTACGCCGTCGCATGGAACGAGGGCCGAGCCTGGACCGCACGCACGGACTGGCCGGCGACCCTCAACTCCTACGGCGAAGGCAACACCGACGCCGTCTTCGTCTCCGGCGCCTGCACGCCGTGGACCCTTGCCGCGTCGCAGCTCCGTCGCGCATTCGACGAGCTCGCCGTCGAGCAGCTCAACGCCGCCGGCGCACCGCGCTCGATCTCCGAGGCACGCTGGCGCGCCGTCTAACACACCGCGACCGGCAGCACGTCGCGGCCGGCAACCACAACCGCAAAGGACCCGATGGCTATCACCGTCACGACCGCAACTCCGAACGACTTCGAGCAGACCTACACCTACGCCTCGCTGGCCGCTAACGACACGACCGCCGGCATCCCGATCTGGGCAGGCGATCGCGTCATGCTGCAGATCACCGCCTACGCCGGCAGCGGCGCCATCACATGCCAGACGTCGCTGGACGGCACGGCGTGGGCGCCTGCCTACGAAGGCGCCGGCGCTGCTTTGGCGATCGAGTCTATCGCGCCGACGGGAGCGAACGGCCGAGTCTACTCCGTGCAGCCTGCGCGCTTCCTGCGACTGGTCGTCGCGGCCGGCGTGACGTCCGCGCAGGCGATCGTCGTCGTCCGTCGCAGCGCAGAGGCGGCGCTTTCCTGATGGCGATCGACTACGTCGTCACGCGCCCGAACGCGCTCGAGACCGTCTACACCTTTCCAGGACTGACGTCGTCCGACGTCACCGATGCCATCCCCGTATGGCCGGCTCGGCGCCTGCTGATGCAGACCGTCCGGCATGACGCGAAAGGGCCAGTGACGCTGCAGGTCTCCAACAACGGAACGAGCTGGACGAGCGCCTACGAGCGCACCGGCTCGACCACCCTGGCCGCCGGCGTGCAGGACGACGACCAGAACCTGCGCATCTGGGATTGCGAGCTCGCGCGATTCGCCAGGGTCCTATGCGACACGACCGACGCCGAGGTCGTGCTCGTCGTCCGTCGCGATCCCGAGGTCGCTTCGTGACCAGGCACGCGCCGCACCTGGCAGCACGGGCTCGGCCGAGCAGGGCAGGCACCCGCCACCCTGCCCGCCTGGCCGCCTGGGCAGGCACGGGCACGCGCCTCGCCGGCAGGGCAGGCCTGCCGTCCGCGCGCGCGGCGGCGCGATCCTGGGGGCGCCTGGACCCCGTGGGCACCCCCCCCCACCCCCCCGGCTCGCGGGTCCCTGGTGGGGGGGGCACCCTATGGTGAGTCGCGGGCGAGCAAGCGCTCTCGGTATTCCGGTCCGACCGATTTCCCGAACGGATGACTAGATGCCCGCAAAGCGCGACGCGCTGACCGTGGCCGAGCTCGCAGCTCGCGCCGGCGTCTCGACGACGACCTGGATCCGTCATCGAGACGACGGCGCTCCGTTGCCCAAAGGCGCGACGCCTCGAGAGGTCGAGCGCTGGCTGCTCGAGTATCACGCCTGGCGCCTGGACCGGCTCGGGCAGCACCGTCGCGGCGAACCAGAGGCGCAAGACCCCGAGGCCAACGAGGCCGACGGCGAGGCCTGGACCGTCGAGCGAAAGAAGTGGCTCGCGCTGCTGGCGAAAACGGAATGGCACCTCCGCACCGGCCGGCTTGTGCCGCGCGAGGAGGTCGTCGAGTTCGCGACCAAAGCCGGCCTGACCGTGCGAAACCGACTCAACGCCGCCGTCCCGAAACTGGCGCCGCTCGTCTTCGCCGCCGAATCCGAGGAGCAGGTCGAAGAGATCCTGCAGCTCGAGATCGACGAGATCCTCTCGACGTTCGCGCGCTCGCTCGAACCGCTAAACCAGGAGGTCGCCGCCGATGTCGACGAGCCTGCTGACTGACTCGCACATCCTCGCTGCATTCCGGCAGCCTCGCCGGCTGACGGTGTCGCAGTGGGCCGACGAGCACCGCGTCCTCGACGAGCGCTTTGCCGCCGAGGCCGGCCGATGGCGCACTGACCGTGCTCCATACGCGCGCGAGTGGATGGACTCCGCGACCTGCAAGTGGGTCCGCCGCGTCTCGATCATGGCCTCGACGCAGGTCGGCAAGACCGAGGCCGCGAACAACGTGCTCGGCTACTTCGTCCACCAGCAACCGGCGCCGGCGATGCTCGTCATGCCGCGCGCAGACGACGCGCGCCTCGCCGCCGAGCGCCGCATCCTGCCGATGATCCATGCGAGCCCGGGCCTGCGTGAGGAGCTCACGGACCGCGCGCACGACACGAAGGCGCGCGAGATCGCGTTCCGCCGGTCCGTGCTCTACTTCCGCGCAGCGCAGAGCCCGGCCGATCTTGCGTCCGTTCCGGTCCGCGTCATCTGCGGCGACGAGATCGACAAGTGGCCGGCCTGGACCGGCAAGGAGGCGAACCCGCTGTCGCTGCTGGCCGAGCGCACGCACACCTACCCGCGCTCGCACCTGATCTTTTTGACGAGCACGCCGACGACGCGCGACGGACTGATCGCGCGCGAATACGAGGACGGCGACCAGCGCTCGTTTCTGGTGCCGTGCCCGCATTGCCAGACATTCCAGGCGCTGCGATGGCGCAACCTGCACTGGGATCGCGAGCGCATCACGACCGCGCGCGACATGCGCGTCGAGCGAAAGGCCTGGTTTGCATGCGAGCGCTGCGGAGGGCAGATCGAGGACGAGCACAAGCCGGCGATGATGCGCGCCGGCGTCTGGGTCCCGCGGCACTACACGCTCGAGCAGTGGCTCGCCGGCGCCCGCGAGGCCGACCGCGTCGAGCACCGTAGCTACCACATCTGGGCCGCCTATTCGCCGTGGCTTCCCTGGTGGCGCGTCGCGGCCGAGTTTCTGTCGTCGAAGGACGAGCCGTCGAGGCTCATGAACTTCACGAACTCCTGGCTCGCCGAGGTCTGGGAGGAGCGGCTTGACGACGTCGGCGACGAGGCCGTCGCGGCATGCCTCGAGCAACGCCGGCAGCGCGAGGTCCCGCCCGAGGTCCAGCTCATCACGGGCTCCGTCGACGTGCAGAAGGACCGGCTCGAATGGTCCGTGCATGGCTGGGGGATGAATGAGGAGACCTGGCTGCTCGCCGCCGGCAAGGTCACGACGTGGGAAGAGCTCGCCGAGGCCGTCGTGCTGTCGACGTGGGGAGACAAAAAGCTGCGGCCGCGCGCCGTGCTGATCGACTCGCGCTATCGCCGCGACGAGGTCATCGACTTCGCGCGCCAGTTCGCGCCGGTCGTCCGCATGATCGCCGGCGTCGAGCGCGACTCGCCGATCCCGTTCGGCACGCAGCGCCTCGACCGGCATCCGCGGACGGGCGCCGTCATGCCGGGCATGCAGGTCTGGACGATCAACGTCGGAATGTTCAAGGACCTCGCGCACGCGAGGCTCGCGCGAGCTCTCGAGAAGGACGCCGGACACACTGGCCGGATCCATCTGCCGATCGACCTGCCGGAGGATTACGTCAAGCAGCTCTCAAGCGAGCACAAGGTCAGGCAGCGGTCCGGCTCGCGCATGCGGACGCGCTGGACGCTCCGGCCTGGTCAGCAACGCAACGAGGCCTGGGATCTGCTCGTCTACCAGATCGCCGCCGCGCGCATGATCCGCGCCGACCTGCTGCGCGACGACGCGCAGCTCGTCGGTCTGCCGGCGCCGCCGACGCCGAGCTCGCCGCCGCGGCGCGATCCGCGTCGAGAGCCGCGCTCGCGCTTCCCGCTGCTCGGAGGCCGATGACGAATCCGCCGGCAGACGAGACCGACGACACGCTGCCGGTCGTTCCTTTCGTCGCCTTCCGGTGTCCGCGCTGCAACGCGCACAAGCCGAGGACGCATGCCGTGCGAGGCCGATACCGGCAGCACCGTTGCCAAGCCTGCGGCCTGAACTACCGCTCGCTCGAGCTCACGCACGACGAGGCGCGCCGATGGTTCTCGACTCCGCAGAGCGGATCCAAGGGTATTCCCTGATGCGCGGCGTCGGTATCGTGCGGACCGTGCGAGCTTGTTGTCGTCATGAGCAAGAGGGGGCCGAGGCCGGCAGCGGCCTCGGCTATTTCTTCGTCGCTGGAGGTCGCGCCTAGTGGCTGTCCGCAAGTTCTTCTTGACGTTCGGACAAAGCAACGGCGGCACGATGGCGCCCGCCTCGGAGGGCAGCCCGACGGACTGGGAGCAACTGCACGCCGGCATCGCTATCGCCGCCGGCACGAGCTCGCCGACCTACACGCAGGGCGGCTATAACGACCTGTTCGTGATGCCGGGCACGTTCCCGAACCACCAGGTCGTCGACCTCAAAGCGAAGGCCGTGCGCGGCATCCGCTACCTGACGCCATACAACCCGACCTGCACAGGCGCCGGAACGCCGCAGCTCGCCGGCTCGGTCGAGTTCTACACGTCCTACCCTGGCACGGGCCGCATCCTCGCCGGCAGCACGACGTCGGCGCTGTTTGTCGATCGCATCTGGCAGCACGACCCGACCGGGCAGACGATTGTCCGCGAGGCGACCGGAACGACGCACACAATCACCGGCTGGGGCGTCAACTACCCCAACCCCTTCGCGCCGCCTCCGACTCTCGGCCCGACGTGGGCGAACGCCGTCACGGTCTCGCCGGCATTCGATCCGGCGCCCGTGACCGGCGAGCAGGTCACGTTCCAGCACGTCGCCGGCGAGAATAGTGGCACCGGCAACAACGCGATCGTCTGCCTCTCGATGCGCTACGGCTACGACTGGGACGGCGCCGGCGCCGGAGGATGGAAGGCCGGGCTCGACGGTCTGCAGCTCTCCTGCACCGCCGGCACGGCCGCGAACCTCGTCGGCGCGACGGGCGCCCGCACGATCAAGCGCGTCTACTTGGGCGCGCGCACGAATCCGACGACGGGCGCGCCGATCGTCGAGATCGAGCTCACGACGCCGTTCCCGCAACCGCCGGCGGCCGGCGACGTCTTCAGCATCGCGCCTGCGCCGATCGGCTCGACGGCGGTCCCCTTCCGAAAGTGGGCCTTCTTCCTACCGTGGAGCCCGCACGAAGGCGAAAGCAGCGGCAACCCCGCCGGCACGCGCAACCCATACCCGCCGGGCTTCAACTACCCGAACCACCACGACACGCCGTCGATCTATCAGCCCTTTTCGGGCTCGACGCTGATGTATGGGGGAGCAGGGCAGCCGGCCTCGAGGCGCTGCGCATATCACGTCGGCCTGGCGAACCGATTCCAAGAGGCGCTCGGCGAAGAGATCTACGTCGTCTCGCTGGCTGTCAACGGCACGAGCATCGCGCACAACGAGCTCTCGGCCTCGACCGCGCCGGCCGTCGGCTGGCACGATCCTCGGCAGCAGACGAGCTGGGCGCCTGGCGAGGCGAACGGCTGTTTCCAGCGGCTGCTCGACGTGCTCGACTCGGCGGTCCTCGCAGCTACTGCGCAGGGCGATACGCTCGAATGCCTCGGCGTCTTCTTCATCCAGGGCGAAGGCGACTCCGTCTATCTGCCGTGGGCAGAGCGCTATCGAAAGGGTCTGATCGGGCTCAAGCGGGCCGTGCGCCAGGCGATCAAGGATCGCAACCTGTTCGCCGGCGCCGCGTCGGCGATCCCGTGGATACAGCCGAAGATCCGCGAGGCTGCGCCGTGGACCTATGCGTCGACGATCAACGCTGCGATCGCGGCCGAAGCTGCGGACGACGACTACATGCGAACGGTCGAGGTCTCCGACCTGACGACGATCCCGACCGAGAGCCCGTCGGTCCACTACACCGGGCTCGGCCTGACGCTGCTCGAGCAGCGCGTCTTCGACGCCTGGGAGCTCGCGACCGCCGGCACGCCGGAAACGGCCGCAACGCCGGCGGCGACGCCGGGCAGCGGCGGCGCCGCAGAGATCCTGGCCGTCATCGACCAGGCGATCGCGAGCGGCGGAGACGTCGCAGCCTACACGATCAACGGTCGCACCGTGCAGCTCCGCTCGATGCAGGAGCTCATCGCGGCGCGCAAATACTTCCAGGCCGAGCTCGCGCGCGCGAACGGTCTACGCCGCACGAAAATCGCTTTCCGATGACTCGACGCATCCAGAACGCAGCGCCGCGCGCGCCGATCTACGCCGGCCTCTCTGGCCGCGTCTCGAGGATCTTCGACGCGGCGATCGGCATCGTCCTTCCTGGCACCGCGCACCGCATGCGCAAGGCGCGCCTCCAGAACGAGGCGCTCCTCGCATACGAGGCCGCGACTTTCTCGAGGACGAATCCCGTGCAGACGAGCGGCTCGGCCGACTCCGAGCTGCTGCCGGACCTGCAGAAGCTGCGCGACGTTTCGCGCACGATGGTCCGCGACGACGCGCACGCCGCGGCCGCGCTCGGCATCCTCGAGGAGGCGATCGTCGGCTCCGGCATCCGGCCGCAGAGCGCGGCGACGCCGGAGGCGACCGGCATGTCCGACGAGGACTGCGCCGCCTGGCGCGCGGCATGCGAGGCCGAGTGGCACAGATGGGCCGTGACCGATGCGGACGCGACGAAGCGCGGCACGTTCTACGACCTGCAGGCGCTCGCGCTCCGTTGCATGGTCGTCGACGGCGAGGCGATCGGGCACGCCGTCATCGGCGGCGACGGTCTGATAGCTTGCGAGCTGATCGACGCTGACCGGCTGCAGAGCCCCGGCTTCGTCGACAAGGATCGACTTCGCGGCGGCGTCGAGCTCGGCAACTTCGGCGAGGCCGTCGCGTATCACGTCCTGCCTGGTCATCCCGACGAGACGCTGCTCGGCGCCCGCTACACCGTGCAGCCGATCCGCATCGAGGCCGAGAGCAACGGCGTCTCGATCGTGCAGCACGTCTTCCGCCGGCTGCGACCGGGTCAGACGCGCGGCGTGCCGTGGCTGTCGGCGTCTGCGCAGTATCTGCAGCACCTGCACCACTACCTCAACTCGGAGCTGATCGCCGCACGCGCCGCGAGCAACTACGCGCTATTCATCAAGCGCAACGTCTCGACGGTCGACCAAGATATCTTCCCCGTGCAGGCAAGCGAGACGGGCACGCAGCAGGACTACCACGAGTTCCTCGAGCCAGGCACGATCGAATACCTAAACGAAGGCGAGGAGCCGGTCGCGTTCAACCCGAACCGGCCCGGCTCGGCGTTTACGCCTTTCGTCGAGCGCATGCTGCGCGCGATCTCGTCGAGCATTGGACTCTCCTACGAGGTCGTCGCGAAGGACTTCGGCCGCATGAACCTGAGCTCGGCGCGCGCGATGATGCGCGAATGCCAGCGCGGTTTCGACCTGCATCGCGCGCGCTTGAACCGCGCGTTCAACGCGCCTTGGTGGGCGAACGTCATCCGCATGGCCGTCGCGGCAGGACGCATCGAAGCGCCGGCCGGCTTCCTGGACGATCCGACGCCGTTCCTCGCCGCGCGATGGGTGGCGCCGTCCTACGGCATGGTCGACCCGCAGAGCGACGTCGCAGCGGCGCGCGCTTCGATCGACGCCAACCTCTCGACGCCTTACGAGGAGGCCGCGAAATACGGCGCCGACGCCGAGCAGATCCTGCTCTCGCGCGCGCGCTTTCTGGCACGCGCCGCAGAGATCGAGCGCGAGTTCGGCCTCGAGGCCGGCGTGCTGACGAAGGAAAGCCCGGAGCGCATCGAGAGCACGTCGCGCATGGCCGCACCGGTCGAGGACGAGACGTCGGCCGAGGATGCAGCCGAAGACGCGGCCGAGGTCGATAGTCCGGGCGAGGTCGAGGACACGACCGCGGACGCGGCCGAGGACGCAACCGAAGACACCACGGAGACCACATAATGCACGACACGATCCGCAACGCCGGCGCCGGCGACACCGTTGCCGTCCCTCGCCGCGCGCTGTTCCTGCGCGACTCGACGTCCGAGGTCCAGCTCGCCGCGCTTGGTGACGAGCAGCCGCGCACGTTCTCGATGGTCGCGCTGACCGGCAAGCCGCTCGCGCACTGGTATTTCGGCACGCTCGCGATCGACCTCGCCGGCGTCCGCATGAAGCAGCGCTTGCCGGTCCTGAAGGATCACAACACCGAAGAGCGGCTCGGCTACACGACCGCGATGCGCAACGAGCCCGGCCGCGGCATTGTCGCCGAGGGCCGTCTGCTGCAGCGCTCGCCGGCGGCGCAGCAGGTCCTCGCCGACTCGGCCGACGGCTTCCCGTGGCAGGCCTCGACCTACCTGCAGGCGAGCAAAATGCAGCGCCTGGCCGAAGGGCAGAGCGACCAGGTCAACGGCTACACCGTCGACGGCCCGGCGACGATCTTCCGCGAATCGACCCTGCGCGAGGTCACGTTCACCGCGCTCGGCGTCGACGATGACACCTCCGCGACTCCGCTCTCGGCGACTGGCGCCGACGACGAGGTCGCTGTCCTTCTGACCGCAGACACCATGCAGAACCAGACCCCGGCCGAGCAGGCCGCACCCGCCGCGCCGGCGCCCGCCGCCGCGGATCTCTCTGCGCAGCTCGCGCAGGCGACGCAATCCGGCCTCGAGGCCGAGCGCGCCCGCGTGCTCGCTATCCTGTCGCAGGCTGCCGATGCGCAGCACGACCTCGCGCGCGAGCTTATCACGAGCGGCGCGTCGCTGGCCGATGCGACGAGCAAGATCAACCAGGACCTGCGCGCCAAGCTGGCGCAGGCCAAGCTGCTGCCGGCGAGTTCGACCGCGAGCCTCGCGGTCGGCAACTCGGCGCAGGTCGTCCCGCAATCCGCCGACGCCGCTCTCGCTGCGCAGCCGGAGGGCGAGAAGAAGTGGCTCGCGCAATGGGAGACCAGCGCCGAGCTGCAGCAGGAGTTCGGCGGCGACCAGACGGTCTGGCTCGCCTTCAAGCGGAATGAGGCCAACGTGCGCAAGTTCAGCAAGCAGCACGACGCCGCAAAGGCCAACTAACCAGGAGCAACACAGATGACTCTCAACCTCAAGGGCCTCGGGTCGCGCGCGATCATCGGGGCATTCTTCAAGCGCCTCGAGGAGGCGCAGACGGCCGGCTGGACCGCCGACGTCGCGACGATGTTCAACTCGAACCAGGAGAGCGAGACCTACACGTTCCTCTCCGATTCGCCGTCGCTGACCGAGTGGAGCAGCAACCGCACGGCGCAATCGATGAAGCGCTTCGAGTTCTCGGTCAAGAACAAGAAGTTCTCGGCCGGCTTGCAGATCGACGAGGACGATCTCCGTCGTGACAAGACGGGCCAGATCCTGGTGCGCGTCAACGAGCTCGCGGCCCGCGCGGCGCAGCTCCCGCAGCGCATCATCTCCGATCTGCTGATCGCGAACGGCAACGCCTACGACGGCGTCGCGTTCTACAACTCGGGCCACGTCACCGAGAGCGGCGCGACGATCAACAACACCGTCTCGCAGACCTGCACCGTGACCGGCGTGCCGACCGTGGCCGAGGCCGCGAGCGGCATCCTGACGGCGATCACGCGCATCATGTCCTTCGTCGACGATGCCGGCGAGCCGCGCAACGAGTTCGCGCGTCGCTTCGCCGTCATGGTTCCGGCCGCGCTCTACGGCTCGGTCGTCGGCGCCATCCGCAACGACTTCTTGACCAGCGGCTCGAGCAACCAGCTGATGGCGACGGGCATGGAGATCGTTCCCTACATCAACTCGCGACTGACCAGCACGACGGTCGCCTACGTCTTCCGCACCGATGCGGACGTGCGCGCCTTCGTCTGGCAGGACGAGGTCGCTCCGATGATGTCGACCCTCGAGGAGGGCAGCGACTTCCACACCCTGAACGACGCGCGGATGTTCTTCGCGAAGCGCGTCTGCAACGGCGGCTATGGTCGATTCGACCAGACGGTCCGTCTCACCTTCGCCTAATAGGAGACTCGAACCATGGCAGCAGATCTGACCAGTGAAAAGCTCCGCGTCTACCTCGCGGACGTTCCGACGATCGACGTGACGCTCCCCGTCACGTCGGGAGTCACCATCTACGCCGGCGCCTATTGCATGATCTCGTCGGGCGCCGTCGCGAGCCTGAGCGGCTCGGGCGTCTTCGGCGGCATCGCTCTCGAGACGGTCGTCAACGGCAGCGGAGCGACCACGATTCGCATGCGAATCCAGGGCGCCTTCGAGGCCGGCATCGAGGACACGATCACGACGGCGACGCACTGGGGCGTCGACGCGAACCACATCGAAGCGACGAACACCGACACGCTTCGTCTTGAAACGGGAACCACGATCACGGGCACGAAGATCGGCGAGATGATGCGCGTCATCACTGCCGGCGCGTCGGGCACGAACAAGGTCGTCGTCGCCTTCAAGGCTACCGCGCTGCTCCCCTGATCTGACGATGCGCGACTACACGCTGCAGGAGATCTCGACGGGGCGCGTCCTCGGGACGGTCCGCATCGCCGACGACATCGGTCCGGGCGAGCTCGTGCTCGCGTTCCGGCGCGATCTGCTGCGCGTTTCCGAGGTCGTCGAGGTCGGCGTCGTCGCCGAGCTCGACGCCAAGCCCGCGCCGGCGGCAACGCCGGCAGCGCGGCCGCGGAGGTCGAAGACGTGACCCTTCGCGACACGATGGCGCGCCATGCGCGCGACACGCTAACCCGCCTCGATCACCTGGGCGAGGTCATCACCTACTCCCCGAAGACCGGCGCCGAGCGCCAGGTCCGCGCGGTCGTCAACCGGCTCGACGTCGAGCCCGCCTCCGGCGACGCGCGCCAGGTCGGCCGGCTTCGCGCGATCGTCGAGATCCCGCGCGGCACAACCTACGGCGTCGAGGCCGTCGTGCCGGGCGATCGCGTCACGCTGGCGATGCGGCTCGGCGGCGCCGAGCTCGTCGCGCGCGTTCGCCGGATCATCACGCAGGACGAGGGCACCTTCGCGCTCGAGGTCGAGGCCTGATGCGCGCCGGCCTCAAGGATTCAGCGACCGGCTTCTCGGTCACGGTCGACACGACCGAGGCTCTGCGCTATCTGATCCTCGCGCCGCGGTCCGCCTACTTTCACCTCCGGCGCTTCAACTACCTGACGCTCCTCGACCATCGCAAAGGCTGGCTCGCGCGAAAGGGCAACCGATTCGGCCGCGGCGGCACGGGCCAGCGAGGCGAGCCGATCAACGTGACGAACGTGCAGTTCGGCGGCAGCCCGCCGAACCCGAACCAGGTCAGCTACCAGGTCCTCCCGATTCAGAAGACCGCACGCACGCGCGAAGAGGCCGACCGGCTGATCCCCGAGATCCGCGGCGACATCTACACCGGAAACGACATCCTGCGCATTCACGAAGAAGGCGAAGACGTCAAGAGCGCCCGCTACATGGCCGTCCCGATCCGCACGCGGCCGGCGACGATCGGCGCCTTTCGCGCGCGATACCCTGGGAAGAAGCTGGTCACCGTGCCGAGCAAGCGCAACTCGAACCGCCTCGTCTACGAGCAGACGACCAAATACGAGAGCAAGCCGGAGACCGGCCGCGGCGGCCCGCGCAGGATCGTCGCGCGAAAGCGGCGCCTGCGGTGGATCTTGACGAAGAGCGTCGAGATGAACCCGCTGCTCCAGTTCTACGCGAGCTGGGACGCGCTCGAGCAGCAACGCGACCAACGCTTCGCCGAGGCCGCCGACGGTATGTTCGCCGACTGGCGAAAGGGCAGGACCTGATGGGCAGCATCCGCGACCAGATCCTGCAGGCCTTCGTGACACGCCTCGGCTCGATCGCCGGCTGGAACGCGCAGCTCCGCGGCGCCGTCAACTACGGCGACGCCGCCGTCCGCGCGGTCGTCTTTTTCGCGAGCGAGGACAAGACGATCGCCACCAACGAGACCTACCAGGCGACGATGCAGGTCGGCGTCCTGCTGACGGTCCGCAGCGAGGACGCAGACGCGACGCTCGACGCCGGCAACCCCTACCGCTACCTCGACCGCATGGTCGTCGAGATCGAGAAGAGGGTCCACGATCCCGACTCGTGGGGACTCGACCCCGACTACACCGACGCCGTCGTGCTCGGTCATGAGGTCAGCGACCCCGACGAGCAGAACGAGCTGCAGGCCGTTGTCCGGCTGCAGTTCCGCTATCGGCACGACTACCAGGACCCGACGATCTGATGGCCGACACCGCCGCAACCTCGCTGCCGCGCCCGTCCGGCGTCTCGATGCAGATCATGCAGGCACGCATGCAGAGCGCCGCCGGCAACCTGCTGATGACGCGCACGCCGGACTCGCAGCTCGCGCCGCGGCGCTTCCTGTTCTCGTGGCGCGATAGCTACGGCGCGACGGCCGACGCAATCCGCAGGCACTACCGCGAGCACCCTTTCGAGACGTTCTCCTTCACCCTTCCGCGGACCGGCGAGGTCGTATGGCTTCGCTACCATTCCGCCCCATCCGTCAACTGGACCTCGGCCGCGAGTGCGAGCATCTCGGCAGAGTTCGACGAAATGCTCGCGCATAGCTAGGAACAACCGATGCCCGTCAACCGCAAGCAGCAACTCCTCGCGAAGATCGAAACCTCCGAGGGCACGTCGGCCTCGCCGGCGGGCTCGGACGCGATTCTCGTCTTCGACCCGGCGCTCTCGGACACGATCGACGTCCTCGACCGCGTGCCGTCCGGCGCATCGCTCTCGAGAGACTTCGCGCCCGTCGGCCGGCAGACGCGCACCGTGACGTTCCGCAGCGACTTCCGCGGCAGCGGCGACGCGACGATCCCGATCACGGCGCCCGACTGGCAGAAGCTGCTGTTCGCCTCCGGCTACCGCGCCGGCTCGGCGCAGGTCCTGGTGCTGGGCACCGTGACCGGTATCGGATTCCAGCTCGGCGAGCAGGTCACGCAGAGCTCGGGCGCGATCGTCGGCGTCATCGTCGGCATCTACTCTGCCGCGATCTCTGGGACGCCGCTGCACATCGCCACGGCGTCGGGCAACGTGCTCGTCGTTGCCAACGTCACCGGCACGTTTACGGCGGCCGCGACGACCGGCAGCTCGACGGCATCGACGTCGACGGCAAGCGCGGCCGCTGCGGCGCCTGGCATCGTCTGCCAGCCGACCTCGACGAAGAGCATCGCCGTCACGGCCGCCTCATGGAGCGGCACGGCGCCGGCCGCCGGCGCTGTCGTCACGATTGAAAACCCCGCCGGCTCGCCGATTGGCGCGATGCAGCTCCTCGTCGACAACGGCTCGACGATGACGGACTTCTCGGCATCGCTGCTCTACGGCTCGGCACTGGCCGGCTACACCCTGCGCGCAGCCGACGGCACGTCGACGACGACCATCTCGACCGCTGCCCAATCGCTCACGCCGTCGCTGACGATCCGGCACAACCTCGACGGCCGGCAGCGCGACCTGCTCGGCGCACGCGGCGACTTCACGCTCGAGGGCGAGGTCGGGCAGCCGATGCAGTTCTCGTGGACGTTCTCCGGTGACATCGGCACGACGGTCGACGCGCCGGCGGTCACGACGTCCGGCCTTTCGACGGTCCGGCCGCCGCGCCTGCTCGGCGCCTTCTGCACCTACGGCTACGGCTCGGCGCTGCATCGCATCCCGACGAAGCGCGTCTCGTTCGCGCAGGGCAACACCGTCAACCCCAACCTCGACGCCAACCGCGCCGGCGGCGCGACCGGATCGAACATCACCGACCGCGACCCGGCGTTTACGGTGACCGTCGACGCGATCCACGGCGGCTT